TAGATCACCGTTTTTTGGTAGGTGTTCTGGCGCGTACGTAAGTGTAATAAAGCAATTTTTTTCGAATTGAGATGCCTCATGCATGCATCTGACCGCCCACATTCTGGATCGGTCTATTCGACAACCCATGCATTGACCGCATGGTAGTTTCATTGGATCACCCTCGCCTGAGCGAGGATTGAATTTAATGTTTCCGTCTTCGGTTTTCACCGCAGACAGAGGGTAATAACAAGGCATATATCCTTTCAGCCCCTTTCGGGGCATGGATTTTTAATCAATTAGAAGCGGAAGCCACCACGCATAGGGTTACTACGCATGTTAGCCGCAGCCGTTGTTTTAATGTTGTGTTTAAAGCGCTTTGCGCTTTTATGTTTGGAAACGCCGTGGCGTGAAAGAGGTTTCATTTTTCAAATTTCCTTAGTTTTGTAGTTGAACCAAAAAGGTTTGGTGTCACCTAGCACAGTAGACATCAAGTAGGTCTACTGTGCCCCGACTTCGTCGGGTCCCTTCGGGCTAGGTGACGGTGTGAGTTTGGGTGCTAAACCAAGATCCCTCACGGCATCTAGATTAGCAGGATTCGTGACAAAGTCAACGAATTGTGCAGGGTCGTTATCGAAACGAGCCCTGATGTTTGAATTGAGACCATCAAAGGTCTCTTGAGCGCGTCGAACTTTGTTCATCGCGGTCTGATAGTCAGTGATTTCATAGAAATCTTCTGGAAGCGCCTGATAGGCGTTACCAATAGGCATTACACCTTTGGTGTATTGGGAGACGATGCGATTAATATTGCACTCGTCTTTGAATTGTTGTTGTGTTTTCGTTTGATTAAACGAAGAAATAGATGAAGCATTTGAAGCTTCATCTGTATCGTAGTTATAAGGTGAACGTATAAACATTTTGTATTACTTTCGAAGAAATACGCGGAGCATGTCCACGATTGGTTTGAGTTGCTGGGAAGTTCTTCCCAGATTATCTAAGGCTTTGGCAGCATCTATATCGAGATTTGCCAAGCCAGTTTGCGCAATCATTAATTGAGTTTGCGCTTTAAGTACTTCGTACTTTTGTGTTTCACTTAGTTGTTGTTGTGAGGCAAGATTAGCTTGTTGATAAAGAAGCTCAGCCGCTCTTTTAATTTTAAGATTTTCATCTTTTATGTTTTGCAATTGAGCAATTGCATTTTCAGTTTCAGCATTCACTTTAGTAATTTGTGATGCTGTTAAGCCTGTATTTTGCAAAGTTTGATTAAGCGTAGCTTTAGCTTGATCGCCACCTACGTCTTCAACGATAGTGGCTTCAGCATTTGTTTTTCTAGTATTAGCTTTCAAATTTTCCATTTGAGCGCTATTAAGAGCTGCTTGTGTGAAATTGCTTCCTGGTGAAGCAGCAGATGATGTGGGCTGTGATCCAGCCCCTGAGGATACAGAAAGCATAGGGTTAATACCCGCTTTTTTCATATCCTCTGTTTGTGTTTGATATCGCGTGGCATATTGTTGGGCAGAAAACGCCTGAGCGTCTTCTTGCCTTTGTCCCGCAAATAAATTGTCGACTAAAGCGCCAAGAATAGGTAATCCCATGTTTTTCCCTTCGAGGGGTTATGCGATCCCTTTCGGGATCACACAACCTTAATTTTAGAAATGGTCGATTAAGCCAGGTACAGAATACAAAGGCATAGGTCGTGCAGTTCTTATCTGAAAGAAAGAATCAAAGATAAATTGTTTTCCGTTTGCCGATGAGCCAATAGCGACTACACGGTCAACGGGAGGTGTATCTTGAATAAACGTATCAGATAAAGTAGGCAGCGCAGTAAATTTTTGCGCTAAGTGCCAAGCGTCCAATGTAGTTGGCGCTGTAGACCGGAAATATCCGGTAATTTGAGATGGGTGATAACGATATTCAGCCCATCGTTCCTGGTAACCAAAGACCTGATCGTCTGTTGAAGTACCAGTTGCGTAGATTTCTTTATTAAGAACCTCTTGTTCGCCTAGATGAGCGAATACAGGGAAATAAAAATCATAACGAGTTTTGCGGTTCCACATTCTGCGGAGACCTTGTTGATAATTAAGATCGGCGCGAATGGATACCATACCAATGATAACGCCGTGTTCCGTAAAGCTTTGAGTAAAACCATGGTTTGAAGCCAGCGCAGTACCTACGCCGGCAAGATTACCCAATGGGGAAGTACCACCGGTAAGACCTGTACCGCTCGTTTGAGCGACAGGATTGATGATGATAGGAGTTGATCCTCCGCCCAGATATTCTGGTCGTTGGAGACGTGCATCAGGAGATATAACACCGAAGTGTGAACGAATGATTTCGGTATATCGGGTACCTCCGCGAGCATCGCGTTCGAGCAAGCGTTGAACTTGAAAAGATTCACGTAAAGCATTAATAGTAGCTGCAGTTGCGTCAGATAAATCGGCATAAATATTAGAATCAAAACCTGAAGCTTTAGTAGGTAAACCTAAAGCTAAAGAAGTAAAGTTTCCAGTATTAGAAGTAATAGTATTGCCTAATGCCTGATTGTAAGCAGCAGAAGAAGTATTTAGCAATTGAGACTGAACATTGTCAGATTTCAAACCTAAAGCAATAGAACCACCAGCATTTAAAGTTAAAGAACTACCATTACCAAAAATAGGTGCAGTAGTACCCAAAGGAATAGAAACAGCATCTCCTTTTTGTGGCCAAGGTAGAGCAGATGTAAAGTAATCATGACGCTTACCACGTCGCAATAAAACATAATCAGAATAATTATCTGGGCCATTATCAGTGGGTACCGGGACAGAATCTTGCAAATTCTGATCACGGAACCATTGATTCCAAATCAAGTTATAAGCACGAAGATGAAGAGCACTGTGAGATATAGTAGAAGTTGAACCAATCTGATTAACAGTTGGCAAACCCATATAATCTTGAAGAGAATTAGTTAAATATCCACCTACAGGCGAAGTAGACTGAGGAATAATATAATCAATAGAATCACCAGGATTTTCTTGTTCACCCATAAAATTTTGCCATCTTTGCCAAATAAGACGGTTAGGAACAAAAAAGAAGAATGAATCCAAATGAAGATTATCCATTACTGGAAATAGTGGAGTAGATAGACGTGCAAATGCAGTCATCTTAAGATTAAACGTATCGCCTGGCAGTACTTCGTCTACATATACGGGTACAAGATAGCCAGCGTCAAAAGTTGTTTTATGTGAAGTTTCGATCGCAAAGCTAGATCGAGGAATATCAGCACGAGGCACCATTGCAAATTTGTGGGTGCTTACCGATTTATTTTTGTGCATTACAGCCATGTTTTTTCCTAAGAAAAAGCCCGGACAGTGCCGGGCTTGGTTGAGGTTATACCTGATCCGCATGAATCAGGAGTTTCGGCTGATCGTGGCACACGATCTGAGCCGTGTTGTCATCATACTCGCCTAACTCGTAGAGTGCAAAGTCTTTACGGTGTTTGTGTAGTGGATTGTCATCATTTTCGCGATTTACTTCATCTGTAAATGCGCGAAGGGCTACGCCCTGAGACGGAACGAAATAAGGACGACCGAAGGCGTCAGCTGCCGAATCACGGACAGAGCAGATAATAAGTTTCATTGTAAGTTCCTTTTAAGTTTTTGAATTTTGGCCATAAGTACAGTTTCCTTAACGGCCAGCCTTTCAGGTGAGGATTCATCTGAATGTTTCAAGGCATTGAGTATACGATTTTGTTTAATAGCTTCGAACTCATATGGTTCTATCGCATCGTATTTTTTGTCGTAGTAACGAGGTGGTTTAATACGTCGTCCGTCACGAAGCCGGACGGAGTCAGACGGGTAAACGTCTTGGTAATATTTGTCGAACCAATTTTGTCCAATTCCGGGTTTAAGTGACATTTTGTTGAATTCCGGTTTGACGTATACACGCTCGCCGGATTCAGGATCAGTTCCCCGGTAATAGATTTCTCTATAAGGTTCTCCGGTTTTTGGATTGATATCTTGTACGCGTCCAGTAGCTTTTTGAGTGACGTAGCGGGCCACGTAAGCAGCGGATGTCTCCGTCGCGGTGCCGACGGAGGAATGTCCAAAAGGCCAGAGGCTTTCCAAGTGTGGCGAACGATAGATGGTATCTCCGTTGTGGTTGACTTTGTGTGCATATTTATCCTTGAAGTCATAGTTAAAGAGTATGGCGTGAAAATGTGGTCGTTTAAATTCGTCCCCATATTCGCCGCACATATAGAAGCGAATATTCGCATTTTGGTTTGCTTTGCGTAAACGTTTCATGAACTTTTGAAAGTGTTCATAGTGTAGATCACCATTTTTTGGTAAGTGTTCTGGCGCGTACGTAAGTGTAATAAAGCAGTTTTTTTCGAATTGAGATGCCTCGTGCATGCATCTGACCGCCCACATTCTGGATCGGTCTATTCGACAGCCCATGCATTGACCGCATGGGAGTTTCATTAGGTC